TTACTTGTCAAAAATGGCTATTGCATCGTGTTTTTTCTGAGTATATAAATGGCTGTAAGTGCCCATCGTTTCAGTGATTTGAGCATGTCTCATGAGTGACTGTAAAACGAAAATATCTACACCATTATTTGCAAGATAAGATGCATAAGAATGTCTTAACGCGTGAATGTTATAATGGGGGAAAGCTTTTTGAAATTTCTTTTGAACATGACTGTAATGTTTGGGAGCCATTCCTCCGAAAATAAAATAACAACGTTCATCAAAATATTTGTTTAACTCTTTTTCACGTTGATGTCGTTCAGTTAACATTGTATTGATGAATTTAGGTAAAGGAACAATATCCTCTGAACTATCTGTTTTTGGTCTCGGATATATAGTTCTATTAGAGATGTCCATTGTTTTATTTATGGATATCTCTTTTTTATATTTATTGTAGTCTGTCCAAACAAGCGCCATAGCTTCGCCAATCCTTAAACCTGTATAAAACATTAATGTAAATAACTCTCTGTAATCTTGATCTTCAATGTCTTTGATTCTTTCTTCAAATTCTTCACGCATCATAAACTTAGGTTTTGGCTTTACACGCGGAATAGGTTTAATTGATATTGTTGGATCTGTACGTAATCCAAAGTATTTTTTAGCATAATTAATTACAACTTTAAAACCTGACCAAATTGTACGAGCAGAATTTGTTGATGCTACATTCTCTATTAGATATTTACGAAACTCTTGGCATTGATTTTGTGTTATCTTATTCATTTTTATGTGCCCGAACTTAGCTTTAAAGTGTTTATGATATTCATTTTGTTTGCGTCGTTTTGTTTTAGGTCTCAAATCGCTATTTTCTAAATAGTGATGAAAAACATAATCAAATGTTTTCGAATCACTATATCCTTCGTTTACGTCATTCAAAAAAATAGCCTCTGCTCTCTTAGCTTCACGCTTAGTTGAAAAACCGCGTTGCATCTTACGTTTGTTATTACCGTATACATCTTTATATCTAATGGAAAAATACCATTTACCTGTATTATCATTCTTATATACTGGCATTTTGCTTCTCCCTCCTCAAAATTGGCAAAAAAATAATAAGGGTAGGCGAGCTACCCGAAATTTAGTACTAGGTACTAAATGTGATATAATAAAATAAAAAGTAGGTGATGAAATGTGCGTAAAGTTTACTGACGCAGAAATAGCTTATATAAAAGAATCAGTTGAAAATTATAGTAGTGAATTTGATATTTATGACGATGAACAAGAACTTAAATTAAAAATTTATGAACAAATTATGTTAAAAATAGAGTCCGAATACAAGGATATCTATTTATTCCGTCTTATTAATTGATTTACTGTATTCGGTTAATATTCTTTCGTTTTCATCAACGATGTCCTTTAGTGTGTTTAAAAGGAAGTCGCAATCACCTTTGGCTACTGCACCGGCTTGTGAATGGTTGATTATATTTCTCATACTATAAGCAATTTCTACCCGTTTTTTGGTTCTATAATTCACTTTACCCTCTTTAGTTAATTCTCCTAATAATTTGGTGTACATAGTTGAATCGGTGTCTTTATGTTTGATTTTATTCACTTTTTTTAATTTGATTAAAAACGTCTCTATAGCAACAGCAAAGGTTGCTGCAGCTGGCAAATACAACTCCCTTTTATAAGCTTGTAATCCTTGTTCTATTTGATAAGAAAAAGTTATATCATCAACAATCTTTTTCATGCTATTTAAATCTAAGTGGTTGAACGGTTGTATTTCATCATGTGCTTTGTTTATCAATTTCTCTTTCGACTTCGATATCAATGTATTGTAATGATCGTTAGCTAATCGTTTGCCATAATTAAAAAATAAATCTAAATTGTTCTGTATTATTACAGTCCCGATATATTTTCCGTAGTAAATAGACGTGTAATAAATGTAGTTATTAAAATCTAATAATCCGGATTGTTCTTCTACATACTTTTTAGAATCATATATGTATGAAGTAAAGTGTTTAGACAAATGTTTGATATCAGTATTACGAAAATTATATATTTCTTTTAATTTACTGTCATTTGAGATAACAACGATGCAAGGTTCTTCAAAAAAAGATTGATTTAGATAAAATATCGAAATCTTGTAATCGTCTTTTCTCATGAATGGGAAGGCTTCTGGATTGCTACTAAACTGATAAATGTATCTGTTTTCAACCACATATTTGTAACCTTCTAAAAATTTACGCAAATATTCTTTTAAAGTTTTATTCTCTTCCATCCCTCATCCTCCTCATGCCACACAGGTGCTGTTAATCAATATGATGCAATTTAAAAACTCTCAACGGCTCAAATGTGATTGAATATTCTCCGTAGTGAGTACCAATACCATATATCTTTTTATTGCTTACTGACTATTTGTCTTAACAATTCTATGATTTCGTCGTTTTGTTCTATAATCTTATCGTTTTGTTTTATAACTTTATCTCGTTGAGCTATAGAAACAAAGTTTTGTTTTAATTGTGTATCGTAGAATACAAATTTAGCTTGTTTATCAACATTTGTCGTAAATGTACCTAAACCATTGTAGACTTTTAATAGAGTGGGGTTAATATTTTGTTTTTGATATGCATAAGATGTAACGTCGGTAGCTTCTTTAATACCTTGACTATTTAAGTTTTTAGTTGTTTTTGATTCGAATGTTTCATTATCCTTTTTGAAGTTTTCAGACTTATAAAGTTGAATATCAAGTTCTTTTCCTTCTTTGAAATCTTTTAATATTTTCCTTTTTTCATCCGTTGTCATTTTTTTATACATGTCTATTTTTCTATTACTTAATTTACTGAACATTTTTGTTTCTGTCAGAATTTCTTTAAAAGTTAATTTATCTCCTGCCATTTTTTTCATTTCTCCTTTGCTTGCTTTTTTATATTAAAGCGCCATACAGGCGCCATTAATCAATATGAATTTTAATATCCGTATTCCGTTCTCGTTATGTGATTGTATTCTTTTAGTTGTTCGCCAAGCATTTCGTCTAGAAATGATATGTATGTTTCCATATGCCTATGTTCAAACATAGAAATGTGATTTTCTAAACCACTATCCATATGTTCATCAAAGATGTCTAACGCCACTTTTGCAGCTTGATAACTAATTTCGAACATATTTGCAACATCGCTTACGTTCAGTACATTACGGTATTTATATCGAATGTTCAGCGGGAATAACAAACAAGAGGCAAAAGAGTTTGCTTCATATTCCTCCAAATTTGTACGTTTACCATCTTGAAAAATAGGAGTATTTTTATAACTCATGCCATCATGTTGCATGATATAGTGACCGTATTCATGTGCTAGAGTGAACCGTAATCTTCTGCTATAAACATTTTCATTGTAAATAATGGCGAATTTGTTTCCTTTTTTAATATGGAACGCTTCATCTGAACCTCCATAAATTTGTAATTCTTCAAGTGAATATCCCGTCATGTTACAAAACTCTTCAAATGTAAATAATTCCACATTACTATCATTTTCAATAATTTCTTTAATAGGTAAAGGGAATTCATCTATATAATTAGTTTCAATTAATGCATTAACAGCTCTTGCTGCTTTTAAAAATGAATTTTGATATACAAAATGCACAATAAAATCCCCTTACTTGTCTTTAGTGTATTCGTCCCAATTGTCAAAGAAAGTTTCAAACATTTTCAGAGCTTTCTCTCTATCCTCTTTTGTCATATTTTTAACACCACGATGCATAATACGAATTTCTTCGTCTTCTTGCTCGCCAGCGTACACATCTTTTTCTCTACCTAATAAGTAATCGACAGATACGTCGAAGTAGTCGGCTATTATTGTTAAACCGCGAGAACTGGGAGCGGATTTTTTCCAGCGAGCGATAGATCCGTTCGATAGATCGAGTTTTCTTTCTAATTCAGCAATAGACATTCCTTTACTATTAGCTAAGTATTGAATTCTTTGAAAAGTATTCATTTCATTAATCTCCTGTTCTAAACCAAAATAGAAAAAAATCTAAATATATGTTGACATATAGATTTAAATCTAATATACTTTGGTTACGCTATTGATTTAGCCAAAAACCAAAACTAATAACACAACGTTGGGGAACGGTAGTGTTTTAATCGAACCAATATAAACAAACGTCTTGGATAAAGGCTTATTTAACTATGCTTATATATTAGCTTAAAACTTAAACTAAATCAATAGTTAGATTTAAAAAATAGAAAAAAGTCTAAAAGGAGTGAGGATTATGGTAACTACAGAATTTGGCATGAAAGTAAGAATGGAATTGCTTAGACGTAACATCACGAATAAACAACTAGCAGATATGTTAGGTATTTCAAGTGCTTACTTATCAGACATTTTACGCGGACGCAGAGATGCATTTGAACAAAAGAAACGCATTGCGAGAATTTTAGAAATTAAAGAAGGGGTGAAGAGTTAATGAATGAAATTAAAACTTTTAGTAACGATATGTTTTCAATCTTAATCAAACAAGATAATGAAAATAATTTATTCGATTTGGAAACTGTCGCAAAAAGTTTGGGGTTCACTCAGTTTAAAAACGGCAAGCAATATATTCGTTGGGAAACTATCAATAAATATTTAGGTAAATATCTTTCCCAAGAAGTTGGGAAAGGTGATTTCATACCAGAAGCAATGGTTTATAAGTTGGCTTTTAAAGCAGGTAATTCAACAGCAGAGAAATTTCAAGATTGGTTAGCGATGGAAGTCCTACCTGCCATTCGCAAACACGGCATCTACGCAACAGACAATGTAATTGAACAAACATTAAAAGACCCTGACTACATCATTACAGTTTTGACTGAGTATAAGAAAGAAAAAGAGCAAAACTTACTTTTACAGCAAGAAATCGGAGAACTAAAACCCAAAGCAGACTATGTAGATGAAATCTTAAAGTCAACTGGCACATTAGCCACAACTCAAATCGCGGCAGACTACGGTATATCAGCACAAAAGTTAAACAAACTACTACACGAAGCTAGACTACAACGAAAAGTAAATAAACAGTGGGTGCTTTACTCAGAACACATGGGCAAGAGTTACACAGATTCAGACACTATAACAATTGTGCGTTCTGATGGCAGAGAAGACACAGTTTTACAAACTAGATGGACACAAAAAGGCAGATTGAAAATACATGAAATCATGACTGAATTCGGTTATGAAGCTAATTTAGGGGGAGCGTAAATGACACCAGAACAAAAAGAAAAGCTAAACAATATAGTATTAACACTTTATGCAGTTAAAGAAAACAAAAGTCAAACATACACATACAAAGATACTCTTACTGTGACATATGCAGGCGAGATTGAGCACACTTACGAAGTCGACAGAGAGAAACACCTTGAATCAATGATTGAGTGGGCAATTGACCAAATCGAACAGCACTTTGATTTAGACGAAGAAGAATAACACACAATTGAACAAACAACTTAATAGGAGGAATTATCAATGAACAAACTATATAAAGCAACCCTCCTCATCACAATGGCAGTTGTGACTTGGAAGGTTTGGAAGATAATTATAAAAATGGTGTGAAACTATTTAAAATCTTTTCTTTTATTCTTTAAATCAAAAGCATTAGCAAGACACGAAGCGACATAGCATACAGCTATTACCGCAGTTGAAAAGAAGTAATTCACGTAATCATCATTAGCAGTCCTGACAAACATATTAACAGCAACACTTTTAGCAACAGTTAATGAAACATCGTGAACAAACGATGAGGAAGGAGCCAAAAAATATTGATTGATAGATTTATAGAATATCTTATCACTTTCTTTGGTATTTACGTCATCTATTGGATGGGCAGAATTGACGGTTTTACCAAGAACAGGGACATCGACAGTATCGACAAAAGACTTTCTCAAATGAGTGCTAACTTTGCGGACTTCATCATCCGGAAAGCTGTTAGAACTTATGAATTCATCAAGAATTTTTTCAGAAAATAAATTAGATTTGAACATTGGATGATTCTTAGTTACTTGATGCATATAGGAAGCCCAATCAGATAATTTAGATTGGTTAATTCTAATGCTATTCATAACATTATTAACGGTCGATTGAATTTCCAGAGCGTTCATAACATACGAATTATTCATAGTATTTGCGGCTTTAGCGTAAGCTTCGACAGGCAATTTAGATAAGATAGCTTGATTTTTCTTTATTAAATCTAACTGTCGTTGAGTGAGATTTATATTATTCATAATTACCACCTCCTTTCACTAGGAGATAACTAAATTATACACAACACAAAAAATAAAAAGGAGGAATAGATATGATAAAAAATAGTTTGCAAGCTAAAGAACTTGCGGTAATTTTATCTGTTTCTAAATCCAAAGCAGGACAAATAATAAGAGAACTGAATAAAGAGCTTGAAGATGAAGGATACATTGCGATACGAGGCAGAATACCAGTCCAATTAGCTAGGAAAAAATTCCCTTATCACGACTTATCAGACGAGAGAATAATGGAGGAGTTGAAAAAAGAAAATGAGTAACATTTATAAAAGCTATCTATTAGCAGTATTATGCTTCACGGTCTTAGCGATTGTACTCATGCCGTTTTTATACTTCACTACAGCATGGTCAATTGCGGGATTCGCAAGTATCGCAACATTCATATTTTATAAAGAATACTTTTATGAAGAATAAAAAAACTGCTACTTGTTGGAGCAAGTAACAGTATCAAGCACTTAAGAAAAATTTCAAGTTAAATATAAAACGAAAAATGGAGGAAGTCAAGATGTATTACGAAATAGGCGAAATCATACGCAAAAATATTCATGTTAACGGATTCGATTTTAAGCTATTCATTTTAAAAGGTCATATGTTCATATCAATACAAGTTAAAGATATGAACAACATACCAATTAAACATGCTTATGTCGTAGATGAGAATGACTTAGATATGGCATCAGACTTATTCAACCAAGCAATAGATGAATGGATTGAAGAGAACACAGACGAACAGGACAGACTAATTAACTTAGTCATGAGATGGTAGGAGGTCGCTATGAAGCAGACTGTAACTTACATCATCCGTCATAGGGATATGCCAATTTATATAACTAACAAACCAACTGATAATAATTCAGATGTTAGTTACTCCACAAATAGAAATAGAGCTAGGGAGTTTAACGGTATGGAAGAAGCGAGTATCAATATGGATTATCACAAAGCAATCAAGAAAACAGTGACAGAAACTATTGAGTACGAGGAGGTAGAACATGACTGAACAAACATTATTTGAACAGTTGAACAGTAAAAACGTGAATGATCATACAGAACAAAAAAATGGATTAACTTATCTAGCATGGTCATATGCACACCAAGAGCTGAAAAAGATTGACCCAAACTACACAGTAAAAGTACACGAGTTTCCACATCCAGATATTAACACAGAAAATTATTTTGTACCTTATTTGGCTACACCAGAAGGCTATTTTGTACAGGTATCTGTGACTGTGAAAGATAGTACAGAGACTGAGTGGCTTCCAGTATTGGACTTTAGAAATAAATCGCTTGCTAAAGGTAGTGCAACAACTTTCGATATTAACAAAGCGCAAAAACGATGTTTTGTTAAAGCTTCGGCTTTACACGGTTTAGGCTTATATATCTACAACGGTGAGGAACTACCAAGTGCAAGTGACAACGATATTACAGAATTAGAAGAGCGTATCAATCAGTTCGTGAACTTATCTCAAGAAAAAGGGCGAGATGCAACTATCGATAAAACGATGAGATGGCTAAAAATATCTAACATTAATAAATTAAGTCAAAAACAAATCGCAGAAGCACACCAAAAATTAGATGCGGGATTAAAACAATTGGATAGTGAGGAGAAACAATAATGTTAAACAGAGTAGTATTAGTAGGACGCTTAACAAAAGACCCAGAATTAAGAAGCGCGCCAAATGGCGTAAATGTAGGTACATTCACATTGGCAGTAAACAGAACATTCACGAATGCTCAAGGCGAACGTGAAGCAGATTTTATAAACGTAGTAGTGTTCAAGAAACAAGCTGAAAATGTTAAAAACTACCTTTCTAAAGGGTCGCTGGCAGGTGTAGACGGGCGACTACAAACACGTAGCTACGAAAATAAAGTCGGGCAACGTGTATTTGTGACAGAAGTAGTAGCAGACAGTGTTCAATTCTTAGAACCGAAGAATAACAACCAACAACCAAACAACAATTATCATCAACAAAGACAAACTCAAACTGATAATAATCCTTTTGATAATACCACTGCGATTACTGATGATGACTTACCGTTCTGATTGGAATGATTAAATGCCGAAAATTACTAGTTATATCACTCAAGACGACGGCACAAAAACAGTTGTCATCTCGGGTGTTGAATTAGGCAATAAAGAAACATTACTACTTGATAACGGGTTTGATGTAGAAGTAGATGTAAACGTTATAGATCCGTTTCAAATTACCGGCAAGCAACGTCGAAAAATATTCGCGCTTGTCAAAGACATAGAAGAATATACAGGTCAACCAATGGACTATATGCGACATATGTTCATCGAATATGTAAGGACTTACTACGGCTATGATGAACGTATTTCACTAAGTAATTGTACGAGAACACAAGCAAGTCAAATCATTGAAGCAACGCTTGACTGGACGTTCTACAATGACATACCACTTAGCTACAAAACAAGCGACTTGCTGAAACAAGATAAATCATTCTTATACTGGTCAACTGTTAACCGCAATTGTGTAATATGCGGAAAGCCTCACGCAGACCTAGCACATTATGAAGCAGTCGGTAGAGGCATGAACAGAAATAAGATGAATCACTATGACAAACATGTATTAGCGTTATGTCGCGAACATCATAACGAGCAACATGCGATTGGCGTTAAGTCGTTTGATGATAAATATCACTTGCATGACTCGTGGCTAAAAGTTGATGAGAGGCTCAATAAAATGCTGAAAGGAGAAAACAATGGGAGAAGTATCGTGGATAAAACTTAAAGTTGGCATGTTTGATGACAGCAAAATCAAATATATCGAAGCTTTACCCGAAAGAGATACGATCATAACTATTTGGGTTAAGTTGCTAACTTTATCAGGAAAGTACAACGAACAAGGTTACATTATGCTATCCGAAAACTTGCCGTATAACGAAGAAATGTTAGCAAATGAATTTAATAGACCTATTAACTCAATAAGATTAGCAATTCAGACTTTTGAGACATTAGGCATGATTGAAAAAATTAATGGTGTCATAAAAGTGACAAACTGGGAGAAGCATCAAAGCTTAGATAGCAAAGCTAAGCATAAAGAAAAAAATAAATTGCGACAACAACGCTATCGTGAGAAACAGAAAAAGTTACTAGAAGCAAAACGTAACGTTACCGTAACGTTATGTAACGATACAGAAGAAGAAAGAGAAGAAGAATATAAGAATAAAGAAGAAAGAGAAGCCGTCTTCTCATCTTCAATAAAATATATAATTGCAAATTTGGATGATAAGTTAACACCTAATCAAATGGAACAATTAGGGTTTGCTATTGATGATATAGGTACAAACGCTTTTGAAGTTGTAAAAGTAGGTGTTGAGTACACTAAAAGCAAAAGTGCGCATGGTGGCTATTTAATTAAAGTTTTAAACAACTGGGCTAAAGAGAATGTCAAAACAAAAGAAGATGCAGAAAATAAAATAGCACCTAGAAAAAATACTACTGATGATGTCATTGCACAAATGGAAAAAGAATTGAGTGATGACTAATGCCGATGAGCAAAACACAAGCATTAGAAATTATTAAAAAAGTTAGGTACGTATACAACATTGATTTTGATAAACCGAAGTTAGAAATGTGGATTGATGTATTAAGTCAAAATGGAGATTATCAAACAACTGTAAAAGCGGTAGATGTTTATATCAACAGTAACAACCCGTACCCGCCTAACTTACCAGCAATCATGCGTAAGGAACCTAAAAAAGTATCTATCGAGCCAGTAGATAACGAAACCGCTACACACCAATGGAAAATGCAGAATGACCCCGAATATGTCAGACAAAGAAAAATAGCGCTAGATAAGTTCATGAATAAGTTGGCAGAATTTGGGGGCGAAAACGAATGAATTACGGACAATTCGAAATTGAAAGTACAATAATCGCTACGCTACTTAAACAACCGGACGTATTAGAAAAGATAAGAGTTAAAGATTACATGTTTACGAACGAAAAGTTTAAAACCTTTTTCAATTATGTAATGGACGTCGGAAAGATAGATCATCAAGAAATCTATTTAAAAGCAACTAAAGATAAAGAATTTTTAGATGCAGATACTATAACTAAACTTTACAATTCCGATTTCATTGGATACGGCTTCTTTGAACGTTATCAACAAGAATTATTGGAAAGTTATCAGCTCAACAAAGCTAACGAATTAGTAACTGAGTTCAAACAACAACCTACGAACCAAAACTTTAACAACTTGATTGATGAACTCAAGGATTTAAAAACAATTACTAACAAAAAAGAAGATGGAACCAAGAAGTTTGTTGAGGAGTTTGTTGAAGAGTTATACAGCGATAGCCCTAAGAAGCAAATTAAGACGGGTTACAAGCTAATGGATTACAAAATAGGGGGATTAGAACCATCACAATTAATCGTCATCGCAGCGCGTCCCTCAGTGGGTAAGACAGGTTTTGCATTAAACATGATGCTGAACATAGCACAAAATGGATACAAAACATCTTTCTTTAGTCTCGAAACAACCGGCACATCGGTATTGAAACGTATGTTATCAACAATTACTGGTATTGAGTTAACAAAGATAAAAGAAATCAGGAACTTAACGCCGGATGACTTAACAAAGTTAACGAATGCGATGGATAAAATCATGAAATTAGGCATTGATATTTCTGATAAAAGTAATATCACACCGCAAGATGTGCGAGCACAAGCAATGAGGCATTCAGACGGGCAACAAGTTATTTTTATAGATTACCTTCAACTGATGGATACTGATGCGAAAGTTGATAGACGTGTAGCAGTAGAAAAGATATCACGTGACTTAAAGATAATCGCTAATGAGACAGGCGCAATCATCGTACTACTTTCACAACTGAATCGTGGTGTCGAGTCTAGACAGGATAAAAGACCAATGCTATCGGACATGAAAGAATCAGGCGGAATAGAAGCAGATGCGAGTTTAGCGATGCTACTTTATCGCGATGATTATTATAACCGTGACGAAGATGACAGTATTACAGGCAAGTCTATTGTTGAATGTAACATAGCTAAAAACAAAGACGGCGAAACTGGAGTAATTGAATTTGAGTATTACAAGAAGACGCAGAGGTTTTTCACATGAACATCATGCAATTCAAAAGCTTATTGAGATCGATGTATGAAGAGACAAAGCAAAACGACCCGATTGTAGCAAATGTATATATCGAGACTGGTTGGGCAGTCAACAGATTGTTAGACAATAACGAGTTATCGCCTTTCGATGATTACGACAGAGTTGAAGAGAAAATTATGAATGAAATCAATTGGAAGAAAACGCACATTAAGGAGTGTTAAAAATGCCGAAAGAAAAATATTACTTATACCGAGAAGATGGCACGGAAGATATTAAGGTCATCAAGTATAAAGACAACGTAAATGAAGTTTATTCGCTCACAGGAGCCCATTTCAGCGACGAAAAGAAAATTATGACTGATAGTGACCTAAAACGCTTCAAAGGCGCTCACGGGCTTCTATATGAGCAAGAGCTAGGATTACAAGCAACGATATTTGATATTTAGAGGTGGCACAGTGAGTAAATACAACGCTAAGAAAGTTGAGTACAAAGGAATTGTATTTGATAGCAAAGTAGAGTGCGAATATTACCAATATTTAGAAAGTAATATGAATGGCACTAACTATGATCGTATCGAAATACAACCGAAATTTGAATTACAACCTAAATTCGGGAAACAAAGACCGATTACGTATATAGCCGATTTCTCTTTGTGGAAGGAAGGGAAACTGGTTGAAGTTATAGACGTTAAAGGTAAGGCGACTGAAGTTGCCAACATCAAAGCGAAGATATTCAGATATCAGTATAAAGATGTGAATTTAACATGGATATGTAAAGCGCCTAAATACACAGGTCAAGAATGGATAGCATATGAAGACTTAGTGAAAGTCAGACGTAAAAGAAAAAGAGAAATGAAGTGATTTAATGCAACAACAAGCATATATAAACGCAACGATTGATATAAGGATACCTACAGAAGTTGAATATCAGCATTTTGATGATGTGGATGATGAAAAAGATGCACTGGCAAAGCGCTTAGATGACAATCCGGATGAATTACTAAAATATGAAAGCATAACAATAAGACATGCATATATAGAGGTGGAATAAATGGCAGGCATAAATACGAAAGTGAGAATAGACGGTAAGATGATGACGCTTATTGATGCATCTGATAAATACGACATCAAAGTATCAACACTAATTACTAGGTACGACAGAGGGGCGAGGGGGAAAGATTTAATACAAAATGTAGTAAAGCCTAAGAAAGTAAAGGTTGACGGCAAAATGATGACTGTTAGCGAAATAGTTAAAAAGTACAACCTAAGCAAAGGACTAATTAATTACAGGATAGCAAAAGGGCTAACGGGCGATGCGCTTATTGCGCCACCACAAGAAAAACCCCCTTCTAAATACACTGAATATGAAAATGAGCAGATGAAAAAGAAAGGACTCACGCCCGAAATAGTTAGAAACAGAGTTGCGAAGGGTTGGGAGATGTCGGAAGCAATTGATGCACCTTTCGGCATGAAGCTAAACGACTATAGAGAAATACAAATAACAAAAGCTTTGGAGCGAGAGCGTGAAATGGCTAGGCAACGACGTAAAGAAGCTGAGCTAAGAAGAAAGAAGCCACATTTATTTGATGTGCCACAAAAACATTCACGTGATCCGTACTGGTTCGATGTCACTTATAACCAAATGTTCAAGAAATGGAGTGAAGCATAATGAGCATAATTAGTAACAGAAAAGTAGATATGAACGAAACGCAAGACAATGTTAAACAACCAGCACATTACACATACGGCGACATTGAAATTATAGATTTTATTATCGAACAAGTTACGGCGCAGTACCCACCACAATTAGCATTCGCAATAGGTAATGCAATCAAATACTTATCTAGAGCACCGTTAAAGAGTGGTCATGAGGATTTAGCAAAAGCGAAGTTTTACGTCCAAAGAGCATTTGATTTGTGGGAGGGGTAACGATGGCAACGCAAAAACAAGTTGATTACGTAATGTCATTACAGGAACAATTGGGATTAGAAGACTGTGAAAAATATACAGACGAACAAGTTAAAGCTATGAGTCATAAAGAAGTTAGCAATGTGATTGAAAACTATAAGACAAGCATATGGGATGAAGAGCTATATAACGAATGCATGTCGTTTGGTCTGCCTAATTGTTAAAAGGAGTGATGACCATGAACGATAGCGCACGCAAAGAATACTTAAACCAATTTTTCAGCTCTAAGAGATATCTGTATCAAGACAACGAGCAAGTGGCACATATCCATGTAGTGAATGACACTTATTACTTTCATGGGCATATCGTACCAGGTTGGCAAGGTGTTAAAAAGACATTTGATACTGCTGAAGAGCTCGAAATATATATAAAGCAACATGGTTTGGAATACGAGGAACAGAAGCAACTAACTTTATTTTAGAGGAGATGGAAATGATGAAAATCAAAATTAAAAAAGAAATGAGACTAGATGAATTAATTAAATGGGCGCGAGAAAATCCGGAACTATCACAAGGGAAAATATTTTTTTCAACAGGATTTAGTGATGGATTCGTTCGTTTTCATCCAAATACAAATAAGTGTTCGACGTCAAGTTTTATTCCAATTGATATCCCCTTCATAGTTGATATTGAAAAAGAAGTAACCAAAGATACGGTATTTGATGAGTTGTTTGAAGTGTACGAGCTTCAAGAAGGAGATTATACCGCTATATCACACGCTAATATTAGTATAAACAAACGTTTAGATGAACATTGTTTCCCTATCAAAGCATTCTATATCTTAAACGACGACCTAACTATGACATTAATCTGGAAAGATGGGGAGTTGCTAGTATGATGTTGAAATTTAAAGCTTGGGATAAAGATAAAAAAGTTATGAGTATTATTGACGAAATCGATTTTAATAGTGGGTACATTTTGATTTCAACAGGTTATAAAAGTTTCAATGAAGTAAAACTATTACAATACACAGGATTTAAAGATGTGCACGGTGTGGAGATTTATGAAGGGGATATTGTTCAAGATTGTTATTCGAGAGAAGTAAGTTTTATCGAGTTTAAAGAAGGAGCCTTTTATATAACTTTTAGCAATGTAACTGAATTACTAAGTGAAAATGACGATATTATTGAAATTGTTGGAAATATTTTTGAAAATGAGATGCTATTGGAGGTTATGAGATGACGGTCACCTTATCAGATGAACAATATAAAAAACTTTGTACTAACTTAAACAATTTATTAGATAAACTTCACAAAGCATTAAAAGAACGTGATGAGTACAAGAAGCAACGAGATGAGCTTATCGAGGATATAGCGAAGTTACGAGAGCGTAACGAAGAGCTGGAGAACATGTGGCGCACAGTCAAAAATGAATTGCTTGGAAGATACGAATTTTACCGTTTTAGACTTAACGAACTACAGATTGAGAGTAGAGCGAACAAGGCAGTAGCTATAAACATGGGAGCTAAAATCAACGCAAGTGCTATATTGTACCGAATGGACAAATTAGACGGAACAAATGAGTTCTACGAATTTTTAGGACAAATGGAGGATGACACTAATGAATAACCGTGAACAAATAGAACAGTCCGTTATAAGTGCTAGTGCGTATAACGGCAATGACACAGAAGGATTACTAAAAGAGATTGAGGACGTGTATAAGAAAGCACAAGCGTTTGATGAAATACTTGAGGGTTTACCTAATGCTATGCAAGATGCACTCAAAGAAGATATTTATCTTGATGAAGCAGTAGGGATTATGACGGGTCAAGTTGTCTATAAATATGAGGAGGAACAGGAAAATGACTAACACATTAACAATTGATCAGTTACAAGAGTTATTACAAATACAAAAGGAGTTCGACGATAGAATACCAACTAGAAATTTAAATGACACAGTAGCTAGTATGATTATTGAATTTGTAGAGTGGATTAACACACTTGAGTTTTTTAAAAATTGGAAGAAACAACCAGGTAAGCCACTAGATACACAATTAGATGAGATTGCTGATTACTTAGCTTTCAGTTTGCAATTAACTCTGACTATTGTTGATGAAGAAGATTTGGAAGAAACTACTGAGGTTATGGTTGATTTGATTGAAAATGAAGTTACTTTACCTAAACTACATTCAGTTTATTTTGTTCATGTAATGCATACGCTAACAGAACAATTTGTAAAAGGTATTGATAATAGCATTGTACAAGTTTTAATAATGCCGTTTTTGTACGCCAATACTTACTATTCTATCGACCAACTCATTGACGCATACAAAAAGAAAATGAAAAGGAATCATGAAAGACAAGATGGAACAGCAGACGCAGGAAAAGGATACGTGTAAAGACATCTTAGATCGAGTCAAGGAGGTTTTGGGGAAGTGACACAATACTTAGTCACAACATTCAAAGATTCAACAGGACGTAAACATACACACATAACTAAAGCTAAGAGTAATCAAAGGTTTACAGTTGTTGAGGCAGAGAGTAAAGAAGAAGCGAAAGAGAAGTACGAGAAACAAGTTAAAAGGGATGCAGTTATTAAAGTGGGTCAGTTGTTTGAAAATATAAGGGAGTGTGGGAAATGATTAAAAAACTTAAAAATATGGATGGGTTCGACATCTTTATTGTTGGAATACTGTCATTATTCGGTATAACCGCATTGCTACTTGTTGTCGCATTGCCTATCTATACAGTGGCTAGTTACCAAAACAAAGAAGTACATCAAGGGACAATTACAGATAAATATAACAAAAGACAAGATAAAGAGGACAAGTTCTATATTGTATTAGACAACAAACAAGTCATTGAAAACTCCGACTTATTATTCAAAAAGAAATTTGATAGCGCAGACATACAAGCTAGGTTAAAAGTAGGCGACAAAGTAGAAGTTAAGACGATTGGATATAGAATACACTTTTTAAATTTATATCCGGTTTTATACGAAGCAAAGAAGGTAGATAAACAATGATTAAACAAATATTAAGACTATTATTCTTACTAGCAATGTATGAGCTAGGTAAGTATGTAACTGAGCAAGTATATATTATGATGACGGCTAATGATGATGTAGAGGCGCCGAGTGACTTCGCAAAGTTGAGCGATCAGTGTGATTTGATGAGGGCGGAGGTGTCAGAGTAGATGATGTGGTTAGTCATAGCAATTATATTACTAGTCATCTTATTGTTTGGTGTGATGTTGCAAGCTGAACAGTTAAAAGGCGATGTGAAAGTTAAAGAGCGAGAGATAGAGATATTAAGAAGTAGATTGAGACATTTTGAAGATTAACGGGGGTTAAACAAATGAGTTTGAGAAAATCAACGCAAAGATACTTGGAAAGCGAATTAAGTAATTACAATTACTTCGATAAAGATATAGCGCGTGTAAGAGATGAAGTTTTAAACCCGTGGAGTCAACAAGATACTAATATCGGTGGAGATAGGGTTCAAAGTAATGTAAGTGTAACCGAAATAAAAGCTATTAGGGTCGTTAACGATAGAAGATTATCACAATTAGCTAGAATGAAGTCGGCTATAGAGGTTGTGTATAATCACAGCACTGTAGAGACTCAAAAACTTATGGAACTTTATTATTTCAAAAAACCTAGAACATTAAATCTAACTGGTGTGGCACAAGAAATAAATGTAAGTAAATCTACCGCTTATGATATGAGGAAAGATATACTAGTTAGGTTAGCAGATGAATTAGGAATAATACATTAAGTTTGGAAAAAGTCTGGAAAAATAACGTCACTTTCGGTGTTAATATGATAGCGTAAGATATTGACTATCTTACTGCGTTTCCCTTATCGCAATTAGGAATAAAGGATCTATGTGGGTTGGCTGATTATAGCCAATCCCTTTTTTAATTTTAAAAAGCGTATAGCGCGAGAGTTGGTGGTAAATGAAATGAACGAAAAACAAAAGAGATTCGCAGATGAATATATAATGAATGGATGTAATGGTAAAAAAGCAGCAATTTCAGCAGGTTATAGTAAGAAAACAGCAGAGTCTTTAGCAAGTCGATTGTTAAGAAATGTTAATGTTTCGGAATATATTAAAGAACGATTAGAACAGATACAAGAAGAGCGTTTAATGAGTATTACAGAAGCTTTAGCGTTATCTGCTTCTATTGCTAGAGGAGAACCTCAAGAGGCTTATAGTAAGAAATATGACCATTTAAACGGTGAAGTGGAAAAAGAGGTTACTTACACAATCACACCAACTTTTGAAGAGCGTCAGAGATCTATTGACCACATACTAAAAGTACATGGTGCGTATATCGATAAAAAAGAAATTACTCAGAAGAATATTGAGATTAATATTGGTGAGTACGATGACGAAAGTTAAATTAAATTTTAAGAAACCGTCTAATGTTTTCAACAGAAACATATTCGAAATACTAACCAATTATGATAACTTCACCGAAGTTCATTATGGTGGCGGTTCAAGTGGTAAGTCTCATGGAGTTATTCAAAAAGTTGTACTCAAAGCTTTGAAAGACTGGAAATATCCTAGACGTATACTGTGGCTTAGAAAAGTCCAATCAACAATTAAAGATAGTTTATTCGAAGATGTCAAAGATTGTTTGATAAACTTCGGTATTTGGGACATGTGCCTTTGGAATAAGACTGATAACAAAGTCGAGTTACCAAACGGCGCAGTTTTTTTGTTTAAAGGATTAGATAACCCAGAGAAAATAAAGTCGATTAAAGGTATTTCAGACATAGTAATGGAAGAAGCTTCTGAATTTACACTAAATGATTACACGCAATTAACGTTGCGTTTGAGGGAGCGTAAACACGTGAATAAACAAATTTTCCTAATGTTTAACCCAGTATCTAAACTGAATTGGGTTTATAAGTATTTCTTTGAACATGGTGAACCAATGGAAAATGTCATGATTAGACAATCTAGTTATCGAGATAATAAGTTTCTTGATGAAATGACACGACAAAACTTAGAGTTGTTAGCAAATCGTAATCCAGCATATTACAAAATTTATGCGTTAGGTGAATTTGCTACACTAGACAAATTGGTTTTCCCTAAGTATGAAAAACGTTTAATAAATAAAGATGAGTTAAGACATTTACCTTCTTATTTTGGATTGGACTTTGGCTACGTTAATGATCCTAGTGCTTTTATACATTCTAAAATAGATGTAAAGAAAAAGAAGTTATACATCATTGAAGAGTATGTTAAACAAGGTATGCTGAATGATGAAATAGCTAATGTCATAAAGCAACTTGGTTATGCTAAAGAAGAAATTACAGCAGATAGTGCAGAACAAAAAAGTATAGCTGAATTAAGGAATCTAGGGCTTAAAAGGATTTTACCAACCAAAAAAGGGAAGGGCTCGGTTGTACAAGGGTTACAATTCTTAATGCAATTTGAAATCATTGTTGATGAACGTTGTTTCAAGACTATTGAAGAGTTTGACAACTACACATGGCAAAAGGACAAAGATACAGGTGAATATACCAATGAACCAGTAGATACATACAATCATTGTATCGATTCGTTGCGTTATTCAGTAGAACGATTCTACAGACCGGTTAGAAAACGCACAAATCTCAGTTCGAAAGTTGACACAATAAAATCTCTAGGATTATAGGAGGGAACAAATGTTAAAAGTAAACGAATTTGAAACAGATACAGATCTACGGGGAAACATAAATTACTTATTTAATGATGAAGCCAATGTTGTTTACACATATGACGGGACGGAATCCGATTTATTACAAAACGTTAATGAAGTAAGTAAATACATTGAACATCACATGGATTACCAACGACCTAGATTGAAAGTGTTAAGTGATTATTACGAAGGTAAAACTAAGAACTTAGTTGAGTTAACACGACGCAAGGAAGAGTACATGGCAGATAACCGTGTAGCGCATGATTACGCATCTTATATTAGCGATTTTATCAACGGCTATTTCTTGGGTAATCCAATTCAATATCAAGATGATGACAAAGATGTATTAGAAGCTATTGAGGCGTTCAATGATTTAAATGATGTTGAGTCACACAATAGATCTTTAGGATTAGATTTGTCAATTTATGGTAAAGCTTATGAGTTGATGATTAGAAATCAAGATGATGAAACGCGTTTATACAAGAGTGATGCAATGAGTACTTTTGTCATATATGACAACACAGTTGAACGTAATAGTATCGCAGGCGTTAGATATTTAAGAACTAAACCAATAGACAAGACTGACGAAGATGAAGTGTTTACAGTTGATTTATTTACTTCTCACGGTGTTTATAGATATCTTACCAGTAGAACAAATGGATTGAAGCTCACACCACGTGAAAACGGTTTTGAATCACACTCTTTCGAACGTATGCCTATTACAGAATTTAGCAACAACGAAAGAAGAAAAGGGGATTATGAGAAAGTAATCACTTTAATTGATTTGTATGATAATGCTGAATCAGATACTGCTAACTATATGAGTGATTTAAATGACGCTATGTTACTTATTAAAGGTAATTTAAATTTAGATCCCGTAGAAGTTAGAAAGCAAAAGGAAGCTAATGTTTTGTTTTTAGAACCGACTGTTTACGCTGATAGCGAAGGTAGAGAAACAGAAGGCTCTGTTGATGGCGGTTATATTTATAAACAATACGATGTACAAGGTACAGAAGCTTATAAAGACCGTTTAAACAGTGATATACACATGTTTACCAATACGCCTAATATGAAAGATGATAACTTCAGCGGTACTCAATCGGGCGAGGCAATGAAATACAAATTATTCGGATTAGAACAACGTACTAAAACTAAAGAAGGATTGTTTACTAAAGGGTTAAGACGTCGTGCTAAGTTGTTAGAGACAATACTTAAAAATACACGGTCGATTGACGCTAACAAAGATTTCAATACTGTTAGATACGTATACAACAGAAACTTACCTAAATCATTAATCGAGGAATTAAAAGCTTATATTGATTCTGGCGGGAAGATTAGTCAAACAACTTTGATGTCTCTATTCTCGTTCTTCCAAGACCCTGAATTGGAAGTCAAGAAAATAGAAGAAGATGAGAAAGAATCTATTAAAAAAGCTCAAAAAGGTATTTATAAAGACCCTAGAGACATCAATGATGACGAACAAGATGATGATACAAAAGATACTGTTGATAAAAAGGAATGATTGTAATTGCCTAACAAAAACACTCAAGAATATTGGAAAGAACGCGGACGCAAAGCAATCGAGAATGAGTTGAAGCGTGATAAAACTAAAGCTGAAGAAATAGAACGTATATTGAATATGATGATTAAGCGCATTGAAAAAGAGATCAATGCGTTTATTGTTAAGTACGGAGATTTTGCAGGCGTTACATTACAAGAAGCACAAAAGATTATTGATGAGTTCGATGTAAAAGCGTTTCAAGAAGAAGCAAAAAGATTGGTCGAAAACAAGGACTTTAGCGATAGAGCAAATGAAGAATTAAAGAAGTATAACACTAAGATGTATGTATCTAGAGAACAGATGTTAAAGATTCAAATAGAATTCTTAATTGCTTATGCAACAGCTCAAACAGAATTATCGATGAGGGAATATTTCGAATCAACAGCTTATCGTGTGTTCAGTGATCAAGCAGGTATTTTAGGTGAAGGTGTACAAGTAGCTAAAGAAGTTATAGATACAATCGTTGATACACAATTTCATGGCGTCGTTTGGTCAGAGCGATTATGGACTAATACCGAAGCAATGAAACAAGAAGTAGAAGAAATAATTGCTAATGTAGTTATTAGAGGTCGACATCCTAATGAATATGTTAAAGATATGCGCAAGCACTTAAATAAATTCGAAGGCACAGCACGACAAAAGACCGCAGGGATTAAATCATTGCTTTATACGGAATCGGCACGTGTTCACGCACAATCAAGCATTGACAGCATGAAAGAAATTTCACCAGAAGGATATTATATGTATATTGCAAAAATTGATAGTAGAACAACTAAAGTATGCAAGGGGCTTAATGGAGAAATATTCAAAGTTAAAGACGCTAAAATTGGTGTTAATTTCTACCCTATGCATATCAATTGTCGTTCAGATTGCGCTTTACTACCTAAATCTATGTGGCCGAAAAAACCAAGCAAGAAACGAAAAACAAAATACTTCGGAGGGAAAGTGAAAAGCGGTGATTGATTTAAAAGTAAAGGTTTTTAAAGGTAAGTTAGCTTTGTATGACAGTAAATTAAATGTTTGGAGGATATTAATATGAGTAATACTGACAAATACTGACAAATACCTTAGAGACATAGCAAGAGAATTAAAAGGTATACGTAAAGAGTTACAAAAGCTAAACGAAACAGTTATTATTGATGCAAACTTAGACAGTGTAAGGTCGGCAGTATTAGCTGATAAAGAAAAACCGAAATATAACGAACCACTCTTTTAATAGCTAGCACTTAATTGTGTTGGCATTTTTTTATGTCCAAAACGTGCTGATGACATAAAAAGCACGCATGGAAAAACAGTCGACAGACTATAAATGGAGGTATATCTCATGGAAGAAAATAAACTTAAGTTTAATTTGCAATTTTTTGCAGACCAATCAGATGATCCAGACGAACCAGGTGGAGATGGTAAAAAAGGAGATCCTGAGAAGAAAGAAAATGACGAAGGTACTGAAATAACTTTCACGCCAGAGCAACAAAAGAAAGTTGATGAAATACTTGAACGTCGTGTAGCCCACGAAAAGAAAAAAGCTGATGAGTATGCAAGAGAAAAAGCAGAAGAAGCTGCTAAAGAAGCTGCTAAATTAGCGAAAATGAACAAGGATCAAAAAGATGAATATGAACGCGAACAAATGGAAAAAGAACTGGAACAATTACGTTCAGAAAAACAATTAAACGAAATGCGTTCAGAAGCACGAAAAATGTTGAGTGAAGCGGAAGTTGATTCATCAGATGAGGTTGTCAATTTGGTTGTAACTGACACTGCTGAACAAACTAAATTGAATGTTGAAGCTTTTTCTAATGCAGTAAAAAAAGCGGTTAATGAAGCGGTTAAGATTAACGCTAGACAATCGCCATTGACTGGTGGAGATTCATTTAATCACTCGACTAAAAATAAACCGCAAAACTTAGCTGAAATAGCTAGACAAAAAAGAATTATTAAAAATTAACGGAGGTATTTAAATGGAACAAACACAAAAATTAAAATTAAATTTGCAACATTTTGCGAGTAACAATGTTAAACCGCAAGTATTTAACCCTGATAATGTAATGATGCACGAAAAGAAAGATGGCACGTTGATGAATGAATTCACAACGCCCATCTTACAAGAGGTTATGGAAAACTCTAAAATTATGCAATTAGGTAAGTACGAACCAATGGAAGGTACTGAGAAGAAGTTTACTTTTTGGGCTGATAAACCAGGTGCTTACTGGGTAGGTGAAGGTCAAAAAATCGAAACGTCTAAGGCTACTTGGGTTAATGCTACAATGAGAGCGTTTAAATTAGGGGTTATCTTACCTGTAACAAAAGAATTCTTGAATTACACTTATTCACAGTTCTTTGAAGAAATGAAACCTATGATTGCTGAAGCTTTCTATAAAAAGTTTGACGAGGCAGGTATTTTGAATCAAGGTAACAATCCATTCGGTAAATCAATTGCGCAATCAATTGAAAAAACTAATAAGGTTATTAAAGGTGACTTCACACAAGATAACATTATTGGTTTAGAGGCATTACTTGAAGATGACGAATTAGAAGCAAATGCGTTTATCTCAAAAACACAAAACAGAAGTTTGTTACGTAAAATTGTAGATCCTGAAACAAAAGAACGCATTTATGACCGTAACAGTGATTCGTTAGACGGTTTACCTGTGGTTAACCTTAAATCAAGCAACTTAAAACGCGGTGAATTAATCACTGGTGACTTTGATAAGTTGATTTACGGTATCCCTCAATTAATTGAATACAAAATCGATGAAACAGCACAATTATCTACAGTTAAAAACGAAGATGGCACACCTGTAAACTTATTCGAACAAGATATGGTGGCATTACGTGCAACTATGCATGTAGCATTGCATATCGCTGATGATAAAGCATTTGCTAAGTTAGTTCCTGCTGATGCAAAACCATCTTCAAATCCAGGAGAAGTTTAATAAATAATTAGGAGTGGTAACATGCCCGAAATCATTGGAATTGTTAAAGTAGATTTTACAGATTTAGAAGATAACAGACATGTCTATATGAAAGGGCATGTCTACCCTCGCAAAGGTTATGATCCTACAAATGAACGTATAAAATCTTTAGCCAGCGTTGAAAATAAACGCAATGAGCAAATGATTTACATTGTAAATGACAAATTAACCAAAAAAGAACTTGTCGAAATAGCAAGTGTTGTTGGCTTACAAGTTGATGAAAAACAAACAAAAGCTGAAATTATCAACACTTTTGAGTCGCTAGAGTAGGTGGTTATATGACTACGCTAGCTGATGTAAAAAAACGTATTGGTCTTAAAGATGAAAAGCAAGATGAACAATTAGAGGAAATTATAAAAAGTTGTGAAAGCCAGTTGTTATCAATGTTACCTATTGAAGTTGAACAAATACCGGAAAGGTTTAGTTACATGATTAAAGAAGTTGCAGTTAAACGCTACAACAGGATTGGTGCTGAAGGTATGACATCAGAAGCGGTTGACGGACGTAGCAATGCGTATGAATTGAACGATTTCAAGGAGTATGAAGCTATTATTGATAATTACTTTAATGCTAGAACGAGAACTAAAAAAGGAAGGGCTGTGTTCTTTTGAGATATGAAGATAGAGTTATTTTTCAATTAGAACAAGTAGCAACTTACAATCCTAAAACTAGCAAAAAAGAAAACACGCTAATCACTTATGATGCGATACCATGCAATATTAATCCTATTTCTAGAGCAAGAAAGCAACTTGAATTCGGCGATGTAAAAAACGATGTAAGTGTCCTGAGGATAAAAGAATCAATATCTTACCCTGTTAGCCACGTGTTAATTAATGGTATTCGCTACAAGATAATTGATACAAAGACATACAGACACGAAACGTCATATTATATCGAAGAGGTCAATTGATGAATATAGACGGATTAGACGCACTGTTAAACCAATTTCACGATATGAAAAACAACATCGATGATGATGTAGATGATACTTTACAAGAAAAAGCCAAAGAATATGTAGTACGAGCTAAATTGAAAGCTAGAGAAGTAATGAATAAGGGTTATTGGACTGGTAATTTATCACGCAATATCAGATATAAAAAAACTGGCGATTTGCAATACACTATCACATCGCATGCAGCTTATAGTGGTTTCTTAGAGTTTGGTACTCGATACATGGAGGCAGAACCTTTTATGTGGCCAGTATATGAGGTAATAAGAAAATCAACTGTAGAAGAATTGAAAGCGTTGTTTGAATAGGAGATAAAAGCATGACACCGAACTTACAACTTTATAATAAAGCGTATGAAACGCTACAAGGATATGGATTCCCTGTTATTTCTCGTAAAGAGATGCAACAAGAGATTCCGTATCCTTTTTTTGTCATAAAAATGCCGGAGTCAAACAGAAGTAAATACACGTTTGATAGTTATTCTGGTGACACGAATTTAGTTATTGATATTTGGAGTGTAAGTGATGATTTAGGACATCATGACGGACTTGTTAAAAGATGTATTGATGATTTAACACCTAGCGTTAAAACAAACGATTATGACTTTGAAGAAGATGATACTAACATCACACAGTTAGTTGATGATACTACCAATCAAGAATTGCTACACACATCAGTAACGATATCTTACAAAACATTTTAAAAAACGGAGGAATATTGAATGGCAAATATGAAAAATAGTAATGATCGTATTATTTTATTTAGAAAAGCTGGCGAAAAAGTAGATGCTACTAAAATGCTTTTTTTAACTGAATACGGCTTATCACATGAAGCTGATACAGATACAGAGGATACAATGGACGGTTCTTATAACACTGGTGGTTCTGTTGAGTCAACAATGTCTGGTACTGCTAAAATGTTTTATGGTGACGATTTTGCAGATGAAATTGAAGATGCGGTTGTAGATCGCGTATTGTATGAAGCTTGGGAAGTTGAAAGTAGAATACCAGGCAAAAATGGAGATGCTACTAAATTTAAAGCGAAATATTTCCAAGGTTTCCACAATAAATTTGAATTAAAAGCAGAAGCTAACGGTATTGATGAATATGAATATGAATATGGAGTGAATGGTCGTTTCCAACGTGGATTTGCAACATTGCCTGAGGCTGTAACAAAAAAACTTAAGGCGACTGGATACAGATTTCACGACACTACAAAAGAAGATGCGTTAACTAGCGAAGATTTAACCGCAATTCCACAACCTAAAGTAGATTCATCATCGGTTACACCAGGAGAGGTATAAAAATAGGGCTTAACGCCCTTTTTATTTTTGTTTAAATTAATCATGAATGGAGATTTTAAATTATGAATGTAGAAATTAATGGAAAGTCATTAGAGTTAAGTTTTGGTTTTAAATTTTTAAGAGAAATCGATAACCGATTAGGTTTAAAAGTTGAACAAGCTTCTATCGGTCAAGGTGTATCAATGTTGCCTGTAGGTTTAGAAAGTGGAAATCCTGTTGTGATTGGCGAAGTTTTAATTGCAGCTACATCTCACTTAAAAAAACAAGCAATTACTATTAATAACATTGATGAAGCGCTAGATGAAATCGCAGAAAATATCGGACTAGAAGAATTCGGTTCAGATATTTTAACGGAGTTGGGAAAGCGACCTATGACCCGAAACCTAGTAGAAGTAGTGGAAGCGGAAGAGAAACCAGCGGAAGCGTAATAACTTACGACAGAATCGTTATCACTTGTATGTCAACACTTGGTATTACAGATTTAAATGTTATTGAGCAAATGACATTAACAGAATATAACTATCGAATGTATGCGAAAGAATATGAAATGCTAACCCAAGAATTCGAACGTTACAAACTTGCGTTTGCTATTCGTGATGCTGCAGCTACTAAAAATGTTGGGACAGAAAATAAACCTAAAGAGGAATATGTTTTTAACAACGCAAACGACGTATTGCCTTATGAAGAAAATATCCAACGGCTTAACGAAGGTAAAGATATAAGATTTAGTAGCGAACGTGATGAATACGAACCACAAAATAATGAATTCTTTAAAGTTATAGCAGAATTTAATAAGCAATAGAAAGAGAGGTGTTAATGTGACGGAATATAAAATTAAAGCGACTATTGAAGCGAGTGTAGCTAAATTCAAAAGGCAAATCGATAGTGCGGTTAAGGCAGTACAAAAATATAAGCGTACAGCTGATAAGACTAAAGATGTTGAATTAAGTGCTAATGATAAAAAATTACAAAAAACTATCAAAGTTGCTAAAAAGTCTTTAGATGCCTTTAGTAACAAAAAAGTAAAAGCTAAATTAGATGCTAAAATAGAAGATCTACAACAAAAAGCTTTAGAAGCAAGTTTTGAATTAAATCAATTAGATTCAAAAGAAGTTACACCAGAAGTTAAGTTACAAAAACAAAAGTTAACTAAAGATATCGCTGAAGCAGAAGCTAAGTTATCAGAACTAGAAAAGAAACGTGTCAATATTGACGTCAATGCTGATAACAGTAAATTCAATCGAGTGTTAAAAGTATCTAAAGCTAGTCTTGAAGCTTTAAATAGGTCTAAAGCCAAAGCTATTTTAGATGTAGACAACAGTGTTGCTAATTCTAAAATCAAACGTACTAAAGAAGAGCTTAAAAGTATTCCAAATAAAACTAGATCTCGACTTGATGTAGATACAAGGCTTTCTATACCAACTATTTATGCGTTTAAAAAATCATTAGACGCATTGCCAAACAAAAAAACAACAAAGGTAGATGTCGATACTAATGGTTTAAAGAAAGCTTATGCCTACATAATAAAAGCAAACGACAATTTCCAAAGACAGATGGGGAATTTAGCTAATATGTTCCGTGTGTTCGGTACTGTAGGTTCTAATATGGTTGGTGGATTACTAACTTCATCTTTTAGCATTTTAATACCTGTAATAGCGAGTGTAGTACCTGTAGTGTTTACACTATTAAACGCTATCAAAGTGTTAACTGGTGGTGTACTTGCTTTAGGTGGTGCGGTAGCAATAGCCGGCGCTGGCTTTGTAGCATTTGGCGCAATGGCTATCAGCGCTATAAAGATGCTTAATGATGGCACTTTACAAGCTAGCTCAGCAACAGACGAATACAAAAAAGCTTTAGATGGCGTAAAGTCAGCATGGACTGATATTATAAAGCAAAATCAATCCGCTATCTTCACAACTCTTGCAAATGGTTTAAATACTGTTAAAACAGCAATGCAGAGCTTACAACCGTTTTTTAGTGGTATTTCAAGAGGAATGGAAGAGGCGTCTCAAAGTGTACTTAAATGGGCTCAAAATAGCGGTGTAGCATCAAGGTTCTTCAACATGATGAATACAACTGGTGTTTCGGTATTTAACAAGCTATTAAGTGCTGCAGGAGGTTTTGGTGACGGATTAGTCAATGTATTCACGCAATTAGCACCACTGTTTCAATGGTCGGCTGATTGGTTAGACAGATTAGGTCAATCGTTCTCTAATTGGGCTAATAGTGCAGCTGGAGAAAATTCGATAACTCGTTTTATTGAATACACAAAAACAAATTTACCTATCATTGGCAATATTTTTAAAAATGTTTTTGCTGGAATTAACAATTTGATGAATGCATTTAGTGGGTCATCAACTGGAATCTTCCAGTCTCTCGAACAGATGACGGCTAAGTTTAGAGAATGGTCTGAACAAGTCGGGCAATCTCAAGGTTTTAAAGATTTTGTCAGCTATATACAAACTAATGGACCACTAATAATGCAATTAATTGGGAACATTGCAAGAGGATTAGTTGCATTCGCAACAGCGATGGCTCCTATAGCTAGTGCAGTATTACGCGTTGCAGTTGCAATAACTGGTTGGATAGCTAACTTGTTTGAGGCGCATCCAGCTACAGCACAATTAGTTGGTGTCATTATAACTTTAGTTGGTGCATTTAGATTTTTAATTGCTCCAATATTAGCGGTAATGGACTTTTTAGGACCATTAGCAGCAAGATTGGTTGCATTAGTAACTAAGTTTGGTTGGGCTAAAACAGGAACTTTAGTATTAAGTAAGGCAATGACATCGTTAAAAGGTCCAATAAAATTAGTTACAGCTATATTCCAATTGTTATTCGGTAAGATTGGATTAATTAGAAATGCTATCACAGGACTAGTAACTGTGTTTGGTATTTTAGGCGGTCCAATAACAATAGTAATTGGTGTAATTGCTGCATTAATAGCTATATTCGTTTTATTGTGGAATAAAAATGAAGGATTCAGAAACTTTATTATAAATGCTTGGAATGCGATAAAAACGTTTATGGTTAATGTTTGGAATGTATTAAAAGCTGTAGCTTCGGTTGTATGGAATGCTATTTTAACAGCTATCACTACAGCAGTATCGAATGTTTACAATTTTATAATGATTGTTTGGAATCAAATAGTCGCTTATTTACAAGGGCTATGGAATGGAATTATCGCTATTGCAACAACAGTATGGAACCTTTTAGTTACAATCATTACAACTGTTTTCACGACGATAATGACAATAGTTATGACGATATGGACAGCTATTTGGACGTTCTTAAGTACAATTTGGAATACGATAATTACAATCGCTACAACGATTTGGAATTTGTTGGTCACTGTAATAACTACTGTGTTTACAACAATCATGACTATCGCAATGACAATTTGGAACGCTATTTGGACGTTCTTACAAACGTTGTGGAACACTATAGTTACTGTGGCAACTAAGGTTTGGAACGCTATCACTACAGCTATCTCTACTGCGTTACAAGCGGCATGGAGTTTCATTTCTAATATCTGGAATACGATTTGGAGTTTCTTATCTGGTATATTAACGACGATTTGGAATAAAGTTGTAAGTATATTCACACAAGTTGTATCAACTATATCAGACAAAATGTCTCAAGCTTGGAACTTCATTGTCACTAAAGGTATGCAATGGGTATCTACTATAACAAGTACGCTAATTAACTTTGTTAATAGAGTTATTCAAGGATTCGTTAATGTTGTAAACAAAGTTAGTCAAGGTATGACAAATGCAGTAAATAAAATAAAAAGCTTTATAGGAGATTTTGTGTCTGCAGGTGCTGATATGATCCGTGGTTTAATTAGAGGTATTGGACAAATGGCTGGCCAATTAGTAGATGCAGCTAAAAATGTTGCTAAGAAAGCTTTAGATGCAGCTAAAAGTGCTTTGGGTATTCACTCACCTTCACGTGAATTCATGGATGTTGGTATGTATTCAATGCTAGGTTTCGTTAAAGGTATAGATAATCATTCAAGTAAAGTTATCCGTAATGTTTCTAATGTTGCAGATAAAGTAGTTGATGCATTTCAACCTACATTAAACGCACCTGACATTTCTAGTATTACAGGAAACTTAAGTAATTTAGGTGGAAATATAAATGCGCAAGTACAACACACACATTCTATTGAAACATCACCGAACATGAAAACTGTTAAAGTTGAATTCGATGTCAATAACGATGCGCTTACTAGTATTGTTAACGGCAGAAATGCTAAACGCAATTCTGAGTATTACTTATAAAGGAGGTTACAAATGGACATAGAATTAACAAAAAAAGATGGTACTGTAATCAAATTAAGTGAATACGGGTTTATCGTTAACGATATAGTAATTGATAGCATGCAAATCAACACAAAGTATCAAGACAAAGAAAATATGAACGGTCGTATATTAATGGGGAGCAATTATATCAGTAGAGATATAGTTGTTCCTTGTTTTTGTAAAGTTAAAAATCGTTCAGACATTGCTTATATGCGAGATATGTTGTATAGGTTAACGACAGACATAGAACCTATGTATTTACGAGAAATAAGAAGAAAAGAAGAGTTGAATTACAGGTTTACTCAACCAACTTCTGATGATTACGTGAAATTAGATAAAAACAACTTCCCGGATTATGAATATTCAAGACACGATCAACAAATTTATGTAAATGGTAAACAGTATAAAGTTATTTTTAACGGAGTTATAAACCCTAAACAAAAAGGTAATAAAGTTTCTTTTGAACTAAAATTCGAAACTACAGAATTACCATACGGCGAAAGTATTGGAACAAGCCTAGAGTTAGAAGAAAACAAAAAGGTTGGATTGTGTTCGTTTGATTTTAATATTGATTGGCATGCAGGCGGAGACAAAAGAAAGTATACATTTGAAAATTTGAGCAAAGGTACAGTTTACTATCATGGTAGTGCTCCTAACGACCAATTCAACATGTATAAAAAGATAACAATTATTTTAGGCGAAGATACAGAATCGTTTGTATGGAATTTAACGCATGCTGAAATAATGAAAATTGAGGGGATTAAACTAAAAGCTGGAGACAAAATTGTTTATGATAGCTTTCGAGTTTATAAAAACGGTGTCGAAATAAGCACTGAAACGAACATAGCCCAACCAAAATTTAAATACGGAGCTAATAAATTTGAGTTTAATCAAACAGTTCAAAAAGTTCAGTTTGATTTGAAATTTTATTATAAGTAGGTGTCAGAATGACAATAATTGTAAGACCACCTAAAGGTAATGGCGCACCTGTACCAGTAGAAACAACTTTAGTGAAAAAAGTTAATGCTGACGGTGTATTAACTTTTGATATTCTCGAAAACAAATACACTTATGAAGTTATTAACGCTATAGGGAAAAGATGGATTGTTAGTCATGTCGAAGGTGAAAACGACAAGAAAGAATATGTAATAACTGTCATTGATAGGAAATCAGAAGGCGACAGACAACTGGTTGAATGTACTGCTAGAGAGATTCCCATAGACAAGTTAATGATTGATAGAATTTATGTTAATGTAACAGGATCTTTTACAGTAGAAAGATATTTTAACATTGTGTTTCAAGGTACTGGAATGCTTTTTGAAGTCGAGGGCAAAGTTAAATCTTCAAAGTTTGAAAATGGTGGTGAAGGCGATACAAGGTTAGAAATGTTTAAAAAGGGGTTAGAACATTTCGGTTTAGAATATAAAATAACGTATGACAAAAAGAAAGACAGATATAAGTTTGTATTGACGCCTTTTGCAAATCAAAAAGCGTCTTATTTTATTTCTGATGAAGTCAACGCCAACGCTATAAAACTCGAGGAAGATGCAAGTGATTTCGCCACCTTCATTAGAGGATATGGTAATTATTCAGGAGAAGAAACATTCGAACACGCTGGGCTCGTAATGGAAGCTAGAAGTGCATTAGCTGAAATATACGGCGACATCCACGCAGAACCATTTAAAGATGGTAAAGTGACTGACCAAGAAACTATGGATAAAGAATTACAATCGAGATTGAAAAAGTCGTTAAAACAATCTTTGTCTTTGGACTTTTTGGTGTTAAGAGAATCATATCCAGAAGCAGACCCACAACCCGGAGACATAGTACAAATAAAATCTACCAAACTAGGTTTGAATGATTTAGTCCGTATAGTACAAGTTAAAACGATTAGGGGTATAAACAATGTAATTGTTAAGCAAGATGTAACGCTTGGTGAGTTTAATCGAGAACAACGATATATGAAAAAAGTTAATACTGCAGCTAACTATGTTTCTGGATTAAATGATGTTAACCTTTCTAATCCTAGTAAAGCGGCAGAAAACTTGAAGTCTAAAGTAGCGTCAATAGCTAAATCAACACTCGATTTGATGAGTAGAACTGATCTAATTGAAGACAAACAACAGAAAGTGAGTTCTAAGACTGTAACTACATCAGATGGCACTATCGTTCATGATTTTATAGATAAATCAAACATTAAAGATGTAAAAACAATTGGAACGATTGGCGATTCTGTAGCTAGAGGATCACATGCGAAAACTAATTTCACAGAAATGTTAGGCAAGAAGTTAAAAGCTAAAACGACCAACCTTGCAAGAGGTGGCGCAACAATGGCAACAGTTCCAATAGGTAAAGAAGCGGTAGAAAACAGCATTTATAGACAAGCAGAGCAAATAAGAGGAGACCTAATCATATTACAAGGTACAGATGATGACTGGTTACATGGTTATTGGGCAGGCGTACCGATAGGCACTGATAAAACCGACACTAAAACGTTTTACGGCGCCTTTTGTTCTGCAATTGAAGTTATCAGGAAAAATAATCCAGCTTCAAAAATACTTGTAATGACAGCTACTAGGCAATGCCCTATGAGTGGTACAACGATACGCCGTAAAGATACGGACAAAAACAAACTAGGGTTAACTTTAGAGGATTATGTCAATGCTCAGATATTGGCTTGTAGTGAATTGGATGTACCAGTATATGATGCCTATCATACAGATTATTTTAAGCCATATAATCCAGCGTTCAGAAAATCAAGTATGCCAGACGGATTGCATCCGAACGAGAGGGGTCATGAAGTTATTATGTACGAACTTATTAAAAATTATTACCAGTTTTACGGATAGAAAAGGAGGAAGACATGGATAACAAATTAATTACAGACTTAAGTAGAGTCTTTGACTACAGATATGTAGATGAAAATGAGTATAACTTTAAACTTATTTCAGACATGCTGACGGATTTTAATTTCTCTCTTGAATACCATAGAAATAAAGAGGTATTTGCACATAATGGAGAGCAAATAAAGTATGAGCATTTAAATGTCACAAGTAGCGTCTCTGATTTTTTAACGTATCTAAACGGCCGTTTCAGCAATATGGTACTAGGTCATAACGGCGACGGTATCAACGAAGTAAAAGACGCGCGTGTTGATAATACTGGTTATGATCATAAGACATTGCAAGATCGTTTGTATCATGATTATTCAACACTAGATACTTTCACTAAAAAGGTTGAGAAAGCTGTAGATGAACACTATAAAGAATATCAAGCGACAGAATACCGATTTGAACCAAAAGAGCAAGAACCGGAATTCATCACAGATTTATCGCCATATACTAACGCAGTAATGCAATCATTTTGGATAGACCCTAGAACGAAAATTATTTATATGACACAAGCGCGTCCGGGCAATCATTACATGTTATCTAGATTGAAGCCTAATGGACAATTTATTGATAGATTGCTTGTTAAAAACGGCGGTCACGGTACACACAATGCGTATAGATACATTGATGGAGAATTATGGATTTATTCAGCTGTATTGGACAGTAACAAAAACAACAAGTTTGTACGTTTCCAATATAGAACTGGAGAAATAACTTATGGTAATGAAATGCAAGACGTCATGCCGAATATATTTAACGACAGATATACGTCAGCGATTTATAATCCTATAGAAAATTTAATGATTTTCAGACGTGAATATAAAGCTTCTGAAAGACAAGCTAAGAATTCATTGAATTTCATTGAAGTAAGAAGTGCTGACGATATTGATAAAGGTATAGACAAAGTATTGTATCAAATGGATATACCTATGGAATACACTTCAGATACACAACCTATGCAAGGTATCACTTATGATGCAGGTATCTTATATTGGTATACAGGTGATTCGAATACAGCCAACCCTAATTACTTACAAGGCTTCGATGTCAAAACAAAAGAGTTATTATTTAAACGTCGTATCGATATAGGCGGTGTGAATAACAACTTTAAAGGAGATTTCCAAGAGGCTGAGGGTCTAGATATGTATTACGATCTAGAAACAGGACGTAAAGCACTTTTAATTGGGGTAACTATTGGACCAGGTAACAACAGACATCACTCAATTTATTCTATCGGTCAAAGAGGTGTAAACCAATTCTTAAAAAACATTGCACCTCAAGTATCAATGACTGATTCAGGCGGACGTGTTAAACCGTTACCGATACAGAACCCAGCATATCTAAGTGATATTACGGAAGTTGGTCATTACTATATCTATACGCAAGACACACAAAATGCGTTAGATTTCCCGTTACCGAAAGCGTTTAGAGATGCAGGTTGGTTCTTTGATGTACTGCCTGGTCATTATAATGGTGCGTTAAGACAAGTACTAACTAGAAACAGCACAGGTAGAAATATGCTCAAATTTGAACGTGTTATCGACATCTTTAACAAGAAAAACAACGGTTCATGGAATTTTAACCCACAAAGTGCTGGTTATTGGGAACATATCCCTAAGAGTATTACAAAATTATCAGATTTAAAAATCGTTGGTTTAGATTTCTATATCACTACTGAAGAATCAAAACGATTTACTGATTTTCCTAAAGACTTTAAAGGTATTGCAGGTTGGATATTAGAAGTAAAATCGAATACACCAGGTAACACAACACAAGTATTAAGACGTAATAACTTCCCGTCTGCACATCAATTTTTAGTTAGAAACTTTGGTACTGGTGGCGTTGGTAAATGGAGTTTATTCGAAGGAAAGGTGGTTGAATAATGGTAGTAGATAATTTTTCAAAAGATGATAACTTAATCGAGTTACAAACAACATCACAATATAATCCGGTTATTGACACAAACATCAGTTTCTATGAATCAGATAGAGGAACTGGTGTTTTAAATTTTGCAGTAACTAAGAATAACAGACCGTTATCTATAAGTTCTGAACATGTTAAAACATCTATCGTGTTAAAAACCGATGATTATAACGTAGATAGAGGCGCTTATATTACAGACGAATTAACGATAGTAGACGCAATTAATGGGCGTTTGCAGTATGTGATACCGAATGAATTTTTAAAACATTCAGGCAAGGTGCATGCTCAGGCATTCTTTACACAAAACGGGAGTAATAATGTTGTTGTTGAACGTCAATTTAGCTTCAATATTGAAAATGATTTAGTTAGTGGGTTTGATGGTATAACAAAGCTTGTTTATATCAAATCTATTCAAGATACTATCGAAGCTGTCGGTAAAGACTTTAACCAATTAAAGCAAAATATGGCTGATACACAAACGTTAATAGCAAAAGTGAATGATAGTGCGACAAAAGGCATTCAACAAATCGAAATCAAGCAAAACGAAGCTATACAAGCTATTACTGCGACGCAAACTAGTGCAACACAAGCTGTTACAGCTGAAGTCGATAAAATAGTTGAAAAAGAGCAAGCGATTTTTGAACGTGTTAACGAAGTTGAACAACAAATCAATGGCGCTGACCTTGTTAAAGGTAATTCAACAACAAATTGGCAAAAGTCTAAACTTACAGATGATTACGGTAAAGCAATTGAATCGTATGAGCAGTCCATAGATAGCGTTTTAAGCGCAGTTAACACATCTAGGATTATTCATATTACTAATGCAACAGATGCGCCAGAAAAGACGGATATAGGCACGTTAGAGAAGCCTGGACAAGATGGTGTTGATGACGGTTCTTCGTTCGATGAATCAACTTATACATCAAGCAAATCTGGTGTGTTAGTTGTTTATGTTGTTGATAATAATACTGCTCGTGCAACATGGTACCCAGACGATTCAAACGATGAGTACACAAAATACAAAATCTACGGCACATGGTACCCGTTTTATAAAAAGAATGATGGAAACTTAACTAAGCAATTTGTTGAAGAAACGTCTAACAACGCTTTAAATCAAGCTAAGCAGTATGTAGATGATAAATTCGGAACAACGAGCTGGCAACAACATAAGATGACAGAGGCGAATGGTCAATCAATTCAAGTTAACTTAAATAATGCGCAAGGCGATTTGGGATATTTAACTGCTGGTAATTACTATGCAACAAGAGTGCCGGATTTACCAGGTAGCGTTGAAAGTTATGAGGGTTATTTATCGGTATTCGTTAAAGATGATACAAACAAGCTATTTAACTTCACACCTTATAACTCTAAAAAGATTTACACACGATCAATCACAAACGGAAGACTTGAGCAACAGTGGACAGTTCCTAATGAACATAAGTCAACGGTATTGTTCGACGGTGGAGCAAATGGTGTAGGTACAACAATCAATCTAACTGAACCGTACACAAACTATTCTATTTTGTTGGTAAGTGGAACTTATCCAGGTGGCGTTATTGAGGGATTCGGACTAACCGCATTACCTAACGCGATTCAATTGAGTAAAGCGAATGTAGTTGACTCAGACGGCAACGGTGGCGGTATTTATGAGTGCTTACTATCCAAAACAAGTAGCACTACTTTAAGAATAGATAACGATGTGTACTTTGATTTAGGTAAAACATCAGGTTCTGGAGCGAATGCCAACAAAGTTACTATAACTAAAATTATGGGGTGGAAATAATGAAAATCACAGTAAACGATAAAAACGAAGTTATCGGATTCGTTAATACTGGCGGTTTACGCAATAGTTTAGATGTAGATGATAACAATGTGCCTATTAAATTTAAAGAAGAGTTCGAACCTAGAAAGTTTGTTTTCACTAACGGCGAAATTAAATACAATAGCAATTTCGAAAAAGAAGACGTACCGAATGCATCAAACCAACAAAGTGCGTCAGATTTAAGTGATGAGGAACTTCGCGGAATGGTTGCGAGTATGCAAATGCAGGTGGCACAAGTAAACGTATTAACAATGGAATTAGCTCAACAAAACGCTATGTTAACACAACAGTTGACTGAACTGAAAACTAACAAAACAAGTACTGAGGGGGACGTTTAAATAATGAAGATGATTTATCCAACTTTTAAAGACATTAAAACTTTTTATGTTTGGGGTTACTATAAAAACGAGCAAATTAAGTGGTACGTAGACAAGGGTTTAATCGATAAAGAAGAATACGCTTTAATCACTGGAGAAAAATATCCAGAAACAAAAGATGAAAAGTCACAGGTGTAATGCTTGTGGCTTTTTAATTTGAATAAAGTGGGTGGCATAATGTTTGGATTTACCAAACGACATGAACAAGATTGGCGTTTAACGCGATTAGAAGAAAATGATAAGACTATGTTTGAAAAATTCGACAGAATAGAAGATAGTCTTAGAGCGCAAGAAAAGATTTATGACAAATTAGATAGAAATTTTGAAGAATTAAAGCGCGACAAGGTAGAAGATGAAAAGAATAAAGAAAAGAATGCCAAGAATATTAGAGACATAAAAATGTGGATTCTAGGTTTGATAGGGACTATCTTCAGTACGATTGTCATAGCTTTACTAAGAACTATTTTTGGTATTTAAAGGAGGTGATTACCATGCTTAAAGGGATTTTAGGATATAGCTTCTGGGCGTGCTTCTGGTTTGGTAAATGTAAATAACAGTTAAGAGTCAGTGCTTCGGCACTGGCTTTTTATTTTGATTGAAATGAGGTGCATACATGGGATTACCTAATCCGAAAAATAGAAAGCCCACAGCTAGTGAAGTGGTTGAATGGGCGTTATATATCGCTAAAAACAAAATAGCTATTGATGTACCTGGTTCTGGAATGGGAGCACAATGCTGGGATTTACCTAATTATTTACTCGATAAATATTGGGGATTTAGAACATGGGGAAATGCTGATGCTATGGCTCAGAAATCTAATTATAGAGGTAGAGATTTCAAGATAATTAGAAATACAAAAGACTTTGTACCACAACCAGGCGACTGGGGTGTTTGGACTGGTGGTTGGGCAGGTCATGTGAACATTGTAGTAGGGCCATGCACAAAAGACTATTGGTATGGTGTGGATCAAAACTGGTATACAAATAATGCAACAGGAAGTCCGCCGTATAAAATCAAACACTCTTATCATGATGGACCAGGTGGAGGAGTTAAATATTTTGTTAGACCACCATATCATCCGGAGAAATCTACGCCGGCACCTAAACCAGAAGATGATAGTGATGATAACGAAAAAAATAATAAAAAAGTTCCAATTTGGAAAGATGTAACAACTATAAAGTACACTATTTCTAGCCAAGAGGTTAATTATCCAGAATATATTTATCACTTTATAGTAGAAGGTAATCGACGACTCGAAAAACCTAAAGGAATAATGATTAGAAACGCACAAACGATGAGCTCGGTAGAAAGTTTATATAACAGTAGGAAGAAATACAAACAGGATGTAGAATATCCCCACTTTTATGTTGACAGACATAATATTTGGGCACCTAGAAGAGCTGTATTTGAAGTTCCTAATGAACCTGATTATATAGTTATAGACATATGTGAAGATTATAGTGCGAGTAAAAATGAATTTATTTTTAATGAGATTCACGCAATGGTTGTAGCTGTAGATATGATGGCCAAACATGAGATACCTCTAAGTATTGAAAATTTAAAAGTAGACGACAGCATTTGGCGTTCGATGTTGGAACATGTTAATTGGAATATGATTGACAACGGTGTTCCCCCTAAAGATAAATACGGAGCATTAGAAAAGGCATTACTTAATATATTTAAAAACAGAGAAAAATTATTAAATTCTATAACTAAACCAACAGTAACAAAATCTAGAATAAAAGTTATGGTAGATAATAAAAACGCTGATATAGCGAATGTAAGAGACTCATCGCCAACAGCTAATAATGGCTCGGCATCTAAACAACCGCAGATTATAACTGAAACGAGCCCTTATACATTCAAACAAGCACTGGATAAACAAATGGCAAGAGGTAACCCGAAAAAATCTAATGCTTGGGGCTGGGCTAACGCTACACGAGCTCAAACGAGTTCAGCAATGAATGTTAAACGAATATGGGAAAGTAACACGCAGTGCTACCAAATGCTTAATTTAGGCAAGTATCAAGGTGTTTCAGTTAGCGCACTTAATAAGATACTTAAAGGTAAGGGAACATTGAATAATCAAGGTAAAGCGTTCGCAGAAGCTTGTAAAAAGCACAACATTAATGAAATTTATTTAATCGCGCATGCTTTCTTAGAAAGTGGATATGGAACAAGTAACTTCGCTAACGGAAAAGATGGAGTATACAACTACTTCGGCATTGGCGCTTACGACAACAATCCTAACTACGCAATGACGTTTGCAAGGAATAAAGGTTGGACATCTCCAGCAAAAGCAATCATGGGCGGTGCTAGCTTCGTAAGAAAGGATTACATCAATAAAGGTCAAAACACATTGTACCGAATTAGATGGAATCCTAAGAATCCAGCTACCCACCAATACGCTACTGCTATAGAGTGGTGCCAACATCAAGCAAGTACAATCGCTAAGTTATATAAACAAATCGGCTTAAAAGGTATCTACTTCACAAGAGATAAATATAAATAAAGAGGTGTATAAATGTACAAAATAAAAGATGTTGAAACGAGAATAAAAAATGATGGTGTTGACTTAGGTGACATTGGCTGTCGATTTTACACTGAAGATGAAAATACAGCATCTATAAGAATAGGTATCAATGACAAACAAGGTCGTATCGATCTAAAAGCACATGGCTTAACACCTAGATTACATTTGTTTATGGAAGATGGCTCTATATTCAAAAATGAGCCCCTTATTATCGACGATGTTGTAAAAGGGTTCATTACCTACAAGATACCCAAAAAGGTTATCAAACACGCTGGTTATGTACGTTGTAAGCTGTTTTTAGAGAAAGAAGAAGAAAAAATACATGTCGCGAACTTTTCTTTCAATATCGTTGATAGTGGCATTGAATCTGCTGTAGCAAAAGAAATCGATGTTAAATTGGTAGATGATGCTATTACGAGAATTTTAAAAGATAACGCGACAGATTTATTGAGCAAAGACTTTAAAGAGAAAATAGATAAAGATGTCATTTCTTACATCGAAAAGAATGAAAGTAGATTTAAAGGTGCGAAAGGTGATAAAGGCGAACCGGGACAACCTGGAGCAAAAGGTGAAGCAGGTAAAAAAGGAGAACAAGGCGCACCCGGTAAAAACGGTACTGTAGTATCAATCAATCCTGACACTAAAATGTGGCAAATTGATGGTAAAGATACAGATATCAAAGCAGAACCTGAGTTATTGGACAAAATCAATATCGCAAATGTTGAAGGGTTAGAAAATAAATTGCAAGAAGTTAAAAAAATCAAAGATACAACTCTCAACGACTCTAAAACGTATACGGATTCAAAAATTGCTGAACTAGTTGATAGCGCGCCTGAATCTATGAATACATTAAGAGAATTAGCAGAAGCAATACAAAATAACTCTATTTCAGAAAGTGTATTGCAACAGATTGGCTCAAAAGTTAGTACAGAAGATTTTGAGGAATTCAAACAAACACTAAATGATTTATATGCTCCAAAAAATCATAATCATGACGAGCGGTATGTTTTGTCATCTCAAGCTTTTACTAAACAACAAGCGGATAATTTATATCAACTAAAAAGCGCATCTCAACCGACGGTTAAAATTTGGACAGGAACAGAAAATGAATATAACTATATATATCAAAAAGACCCTAATACACTTTACTTAATTAAGGGGTGATTTTTATGGAAGGTAATTTTAAAAATGTAAAGAAACTTATTTACGAAGGCGAAGAATATACAAAAGTATATGCTGGAAATATCCAAGTATGGAAAAAGCCTTCATCTTTTGTAATAAAACCCTTACCTAAAAATAAATATCCGGATAGCATAGAAGAATCAACAGCAAAATGGACAATAAACGGAGTTGAACCTAATAAAAGTTATCAGGTGACAATAGAAAATGTACGTAGCGGTATAATGAGGGTTTCGCAAACTAATTTAGGTTCAAGTGATTTAGGAATATCAGGAGTCAATAGCGGAGTTGCAAGTAAAAATATCAACTTTAGTAATCCTTCAGGGATGTTGTATGTCACTATAAGTGATGTTTATTCAGGATCTCCGACATTGACCATTGAATAATTTTAAACGACTAATTTTTTAGTCGTTTTTTATTTTGGATAAAAGGAGCAAACAAATGGATATCGGTACAATCGTAAGAACAATTTTATTAATAGTCGCATGGATCAATCAGTTTTTAGCAATCAAACATATTTCTCCAATCCCAGTTGACGAAGTGTTTATAAGCACAGTCGTTACTGGGATTGTTTCAATTTGGACGTGGTGGAAGAATAACAACTTTACTCACGCATCTAAGAAAGGGCAACAAAAAATTTATGAAGTAAAAGCTGGCATTCAGTCAACTGGTGGCGCACCTAAAGTGAACGGAGATGATAACAATGCCGTCGGTTAGAACATACAGTCAAGCTATTAGCTACCTTAAAAGCCTAGAGGGTAAGGCGTGGAATCCAGACAATGCATTTGGATGTCAATGCTTCGATACTGCCAACCAATATTGGCTTTACTTATTTAATCATAGGTTGAAAGGTGTGGGCGCTGCGGACATTCCTACATGGAATGATTTCACTAACGAAGCAACCGTTTACGAAAATACTGTGTCGTTTCAAGCATTGCCGGGCGACGTCGTTATTTTTAACCGTAATTATGGCGGTGGTTATGGTCATGTAGGTATTGTAATAAGCGCTACGTTAGATTCTATAACTATTTTAGAGCAGAACTGGCTAGGCGGTGCTTACTGGAGTCCACCAGAAGTTACTACAAGACGCACACACGGCTACGACTTCCCTATGTGGTTTATCCGTCCATTCTACGCAAAAGAAACGACCGCTAATAAGCTAAGAAGCGCAGTGACGCCAGTTAAACAAGATAAGTTATCAAAAGGTAAAAAAATCATGCTTGTGGCTGGTCATGGTATTGGTGCATACTCTAACGACCCAGGTGCCGTTGCGAATGGAGAAAACGAAAGAGATTTTAACCGTAAAAATATTATACCTAGAGTGAAAAAGTATCTTGAGTCAGTAGGCAACACAGTATTGTTATACGGTGGCAACTCGATGAATCAAGACTTATATCAAGATACTTTGTACGGTCAACGTGTTGGAAACTATAAAGACTATGGCATGTACTGGATTAAAAACGAAGTTAAACCGGATGCAATCATAGAGTTTCATTTAGATTCTGCTAGTCCGCAAGCAAGTGGCGGGCATGTAATCATTAGCGACCGTTTCCCAGCTGATGACATTGACAAGGCATTAAGTAGTGCATTAGATAAAACAGTAGGTAAAATAAGAGGCGTGACACCTAGAGGGGATTTATTGAACGCTAACGTGTCCGCTGACCTTAATCTTAATTATCGTTTAATCGAATTAGGTTTTATCACATCGACGAAAGATTTAAACTACATTAAAAATAATTTAGATAGCTTCACGAAGCGGATTGCTGAAGCTATTAACGGCAGACAAATTGATGCGCCAAGTAGTAAGCCAAGTGCTGACAAAATAACATGGAATTGGAAAGGTGTATTTTATCCTAATCCAGAAAAAGCTATAAGAGTCAGAAAAACAGCAGGATTAACCGGTACAGTCGTTGAAGAAGATTCGTGGCTATACACAAAAGATGATTGGGTAAAATTCGACCAAGTCATCAAAAAAGATGGCTACTGGTGGATTAGATTCAAATATCAACGTGAGGGCTCGAGTACTAACGATTTCTATTGCGCAGTGTGTAGAATCACAGATAAAGAACAGAAGATTAAAAAAGAAAAATATTGGGGCACAATTGAGTGGGCTTAATAGGTTGTAACCTATTAAAAGGAAAGAGGTAGGTTATTTTCTTCCTACCTCTAAAAATGATTATCTTTCTATTGTTATATGAGTTATATCTTTAGGACTAATCAATCTATTTTTTACATTAGAATCTTGATCTCCTACCTTGCCATATACTTTTTCATCAGAAGGATCTTTACTATGGATAGTTACTTTATCACCGACTTTAACAATATCCTTTTCTTTTAATTTATCTACTAATTTTTTCCATGCATCATTTGCCTCTATTGTGTTTCCGTTTGGATTAACTCTTGTAATATCGACACGGTTAACGCTATCAGTACTAACGGTGCTGTTATTAGTATTGCTAAGATTATCTAAGTTCGCAGTCCCAGAAATTTCGCTCTCTCCACCGTTTTTTAATTTATATTTTACTTTAATCGTTTCGTTGTTTGTTTTATCAATGATATTTGCGTCTTTTAAAGCGTCTCTTACATTTTTCCACAATTCGCTATCTGTTATTTCAGAAGCTTTTGCAACGTTATTAATACCATTATAATTTGAAGAAGAATGAAAACCTGAACCTACTGTTGTTAAAACTAAAGCACTTGCTATCAATGTTTTTGTTAATAGTTTTTTATTCATTTTATTTTCTCCTATAACTTATTTGCAATCGATTACAAAGTAATTTTACAATTATTATTTATGTAAATCAATTAAATAATTATTAACAAATCCATAAAATTTTATCATTAAAATATAATAATTTTTAGCTGGAAATATTCGTCATTTATGCTATAATCATTTTAGACACAGCAATGTGTTCAAATTTTCATCTATTCGTAAGTTAGCCTTCGGGCTGACTTTTTATTTCCATTATTCACATGTTAATCTTGTTGTTATTTAGGCAGGTACTTCGGTACTTGCCTATTTTTTTGTTATAATGTAATTACATTACCAGTAACCAATCTGGCTTAAAACCACATTTCCGGTAGTCAATCCGGCTATGCATAGGACTTACTTGCGTAAAGCAGTAAGAAGCTGACTGCATATTTAAACCACCCATACTAGTTACTGGGTGGTTGTTTTTTATGTTATATTATAAATGATCAAACCACACCACCTATTAATTTAGGAGTGTGGTTTTTTATATGTGAAGCTAAAATAACTATAAATGATACCATTTTTGATACCAAAAAATAATAGCCTCAAAATTTCAAGAGAAATAACTTCATTTTAAATCGCATTAAATCAACGTTTCTATAAAAAAACGTCCTTAAAAATTAGTTTTTTCAATCGAAATGGAAGGTAGTATTGGATAGCTTTAAACCGCGTTGTTAAGCCATTCTTGACTTCCGAAAATGGCTATTGATACCATTTTGATACTGAATATAACAAAAAGCCACATTACTGTGGCTTTTTTTGTTTTATAACTAAATCGGATTGATAGATAAGCTTTGTACTTATTTATATCAGTTCGATTTTTTGATTGGTGTAAAAAATAATCATTGATGGTGGATAAAGCGACAACACAAATACAACATGATTGTGGCATTAGAGTGCTGGTCTTTATTAAATTAATTGAAAGCTACATCAAATATTCTTTAGATAATTCGATATTAGTTCGATTAAGATTCGTTGTATAAGTGAGTTAAAATAAGAAAACTATTAATAATATTAAGTTCACTACAGATGTTGCTAATGGACCATAAGTTTTAAAGACATCTTCACTTTTATAACCAACAATCGCATCTAAAAATTGAACTAAGATCATTGCAATGGATATAGTTATCAAAAATATAGCACTATGAATGACTAAAGAAAAAATAGCTAATAAAAATAAAGGTAAGCTTCGACTAAGTGCATAATATGCATTTATATTATGGCTAGATGCACATGCTTGAATTGAATAACCTAAACTTACACTGGCACTGATTATTGTAAATATTGCTAAAACAAAATACATGTTAATCCTTCTTTCTATATTTGGATATAAACAAGTACTTGTCTAAAGTTATTTAAAAGATAATTAGAATAAATTTATGAGAAACTGGTTGTTATCATTATAATGGTTTCAAATGATTATAACTATGTCATAAACTGAATTTGTTGAAATTTTTCATTATGCAAATTTATTAATAACAAACAGCTCGAACTATAGCATCATTTTACTAATGAATGCATTAAAGTAACTATGACTAAAAATGCATATTAATTATCATTATTAAGACTATTATATATAATGAATTTTAACTGGTTTATTAAACGAGAACGTCGGGAATTAAGTAACTACAATAAAAATAAGATATGACAATAAGGAGACTACACGCGTGATCATTGCCATAATTATATTGATATTTATTTCGTTTTTCTTTTCAGGAAGCGAGACGGCATTAACGGCTGCCAATAAAACAAAATTTAAAACTGAAGCTGACAAAGGTGATAAAAAAGCAAAAGGCATTGTAAAGTTACTTGAAAAACCAAGTGAGTTTATTACAACGATTCTAATTGGGAATAATGTCGCGAATATTTTATTACCAACACTTGTTACAATTATGGCTTTACGTTGGGGGATTAGCGTTGGTATTGCATCAGCTGTTTTAACAGTTGTTATCATTTTGATCTCCGAAGTGATTCCCAAGTCTGTCGCTGCAACATTTCCAGATAAAATAACAAGGCTTGTATATCCAATTATTAATATTTGTGTCATTGTGTTCCGTCCTATCACATTACTTTTAAATAAGTTGACGGACAGTATTAATCGAAGTTTATCTAAGGGCCAACCTCAAGAACATCAATTTTCAAAAGAAGAATTTAAAACAATGTTAGCAATTGCTGGACATGAAGGTGCTTTAAATGAAATTGAGACGAGTAGGTTGGAAGGTGTCATTAATTTTGAAAATTTAAAAGTAAAAGATGTAGATACAACACCTAGAATTAATGTGACGGCATTTGCTTCAAATGCGACATACGAAGAAGTTTATGAAACGGTTATGAATAAGCCATACACTAGATATCCAGTGTACGAGGGAGATATTGATAACATTATTGGGGTGTTTCATTCTAAATATCTGTTGGCTTGGAGTAATAAAAAAGAAAATCAAATTACAAACTATTCAGCTAAGCCATTATTTGTGAATGAACACAATAAAGCTGAATGGGTATTACGTAAGATGACTATTTCTAGAAAACATTTAGCAATTGTGTTGGACGAATTTGGTGGTACTGAAGCGATAGTGTCACATGAAGACTTAATTGAAGAATTATTAGGTATGGAAATTGAAGATGAGATGGATAAAAAGGAAAAAGAAAAACTTTCTCAACAGCAAATTCAATTTCAACAACGGAAAAATCGCAACGTATCTATATAA